AAGTTTGAATCCTTCAAACAAACCATAGTTATCTGCTCTATCAGAACCTTCTGGGGGAATCATCCAGGAGAGTCCACGATTTGCCGCAATGCCTCTTAATGCAGCATACTGAAACATTTGGTTGCCGAGTCTACCCGCATTACCAAGGTCATTAAACGAAAGTGCCATTTTTATCCTTATGATTTTTTTACAAATAGTGCATCTCCCCAGTTTGGGTCATGCTCGATTGTCTCAACATGTTCAAATCCACGTTCTTCAAGGTATTCTTTAAGTTCACTGAATACGGTGTTTCCAATGTAATCAGGATTTTCCCACGTTGCTTCTGTGGAGATAGTCTTTACATGTTCAAGAATTTTATCTGCTCCCTGAACAACCATCATTTCTGCACCTTGAGTATCCATTTCAAGGTGGTCAAAATCTCCAAAGTCAAATTCATTTTCCTCTAGAAGAGTGTCGAGTCTGACAGATTCTACTTTAATAGTATCTTTATGCCATTCCTCAAACCTACCCTTTGCTTTTAGTAAGGAAGAACAACCCTTATTGCCTACCATATATCCAGCATCTGGTCCATAGTAAAGGTTGAAATCAACATCATCTTGGTCAAGATTAGATGCCGCACAACAGAAAGCATAAGAATCCAAGGAGGCACCAGAATCATTTAGTGCCACTTGGAGTTCTTCAAATACTTCTGGGTCAGGTTCAATCCAAATTACTTTTTTTGCACCTAGTTTTTCATAAAGAAAAATTTCTTCCCCTCTATGTGCTCCCACATGGATAGCACCTTTCATGGTCGTATTATTTTTTCTAAAGTAATTATACTGTCTCATTTAAATCACGTAAACGGATATGCTTGAAGGTAAGGGGATTGGATAAGAAGTTCGGTATCAAAGTAATTGGTATAGATAAAATCTTCGGCAACTGGAAAATCCAAAGACCGTTGATAGTTATCCTTTATAGCATCCATTTTAGAATAATAAAGTTCCTCAGTCAATGTTGATATGTCAAAGTCATCATCCAAAAAGATAATTCCATCTTCATTGAAATATTCAGTAACTCCTCTACACCCATAGAAAATTGGAATAGTACCAGTAGCAAAGCAATCTGTTAACTTCTCCGTGAAGTACGTATCATATACAGCATTCTCTACAGCAATAGAGAACATATAATCACGAAGACCATCCTCCTTACAATCAATCTCTTGGAATCCACGACCATAAAGGTCAACTTGGTCTTTGAATTTATTAACAAACTCAAGTCTTTTCAGATGTCCAGGGACCATTCTCTTGTTAGAAGAAATCATAGAGACAAGTTTTGTCTTCTCAAAAATTTGACGGTCAACTACCCAGGGGGCAGCATTAGTTACCGAATACATGAACTTCGGGTACTTTTCACAAAGTTCTTTGTCACAACTAATAATACCGTCCACTCGGGAAGCAACAAAGTCGTAGTTTGCAAGAATCCAATCATAATAAGGTTGAATAATTTGTTTTGATTCTAGCAACCAAATGTAAGTTGGTCTTTCATTGACCTTACCAAATGGTTCTAGTGCTCTTTGATTGACATAAAAGTCAACCTCACCAGAACCATCATATGCCCAATCGGTAAACTTTTGTTCGTTCTTATCGGAAGATGATGGTTCTAATCTGTCATTACAATAAAGATTAATTTTGAATGTCATATTCTTTCTTCATCTCATTAAACACTGCAGCAATACCTTCCTGTATGTGGGTTTTGGGTAACCACCAACCAGTGATATAATTATCTGCTTCGTTTCTCTTATCTAACTGAACACTATCCTTGGCAAGACCAGGTTTAATGTGAACTTCTTTACCAATCATATTAAACTGACCCATGATGATTGCTGCTACTTCTTTAATGGTAGTCGTATTAAAAGAGGTGATGTGCAGAGGGTCTTCTGGTTTGAATTGAGTATAGCACTCCATCACAGTTTCAAGTGCTTCACAGCAGTCTTCAGCATAGAGGAACTGACGTTCTTCAGTGCCATCGGTCATCATCTCAAAATCACCTTCTTCAAATCCTTTTTTGATGAAGTCAGTGATGACGTGAGCCTTATCCATATCCTTCTCAATACCATACACATTCCAGAACTTAACAGTCAGTCCCTTCAGTGATGAAGTATAGAGTTCACCAACACGTTTCATAACACCGTATGGAGAGTAAGACATGTTGCTCATCTGTGATGATGCGAAAACAAATCTCTTCTTATACTTCTCAATCAAACCAAATGCTTGTGCCATCAGACGAGTGTTGTTGTCGATGAACTTAAATGTGTGCTGATACTTTTTCAAGTACCTAGAACCACCAACATCAAATGCAAGGAAAAACACAAAGTCAGTATCTTGAATGACTCTGTGTAGTTCTGCATTAGGAATGACTGTGCCATCATGATGCCGTCCATTTACGACATCAAACTCATGGACTGTATGACCCTTTTTCCTAAGATATTCTGTTAGATAGGCACCAACTTGCCCACTAGATCCCAATACTGTAACTTTCATAATTTCCTCAAGCAGTTAACGATTCACCCACACCAGGGTCTTCACCTTTTAATCTCCAGTAGCAATCAAACTCTGGGTCTTCTGGTGGAATATTTTCCTCAGTTACTATTCTACCATGATGACAACCCAGACTAGCATGAACTAAATCAAAGTTTTCTGATAGTAGTTCTTTGAATCCTGAAAGTTTATTTTCAAGTCCATGATATATATTTTGCTTTTCACTATGGGTTTCTAGAAACAACTCACCAATGTTTCCAGCATCAACCCATTCTTTGAGAGTCTTAAGAACATTTAGGTCACTACCTTGACAATCAGAATAGTAAAGATGAATAACATCAACACCTTCTTCTTTAAGATACTTTGCAAGATTTATTGTCTTTACAGTTATTTCCTTGATGACTTCAGCATTATAACCATGAAAGTCTTTAAACTCTTGAATACCATCACCAAGACTACTAGCAACTCTATTGCCAGTGATGTAAAAGTTTGCTTCACCATCTTCCAGTGAACAAGCAGCATTCACAAGAGTAAACTTTTTGTCCTGTCCATATCTCTGAAAAAGTCTCTCAAACATCTCTGGGTCTGGTTCAAAAGCATAAACTCTATCAAAGTTGCTGGCAACTCTTCCTAAAGAGTCACCTACGTTTGCACCAACATATACCAATGTTCCCATCAGACTCCTCCAATTACTACCCAAACGGTTTGAACATGAGGGAATTGATTACCATTTTGTAGAACCATTTCCATTTGAAGTCCATACTCATCACAAATTTCTCTATGTGCTCTGGACTCCCCATACTTGAAAGATTCAAACTCTGGAGTTCCACCCCAATCATCATAACCGATAATAGTACCAACCTGTATTAGGTTGTTATCCATCATGTACTTGAAGGCATACTTTGTAGGAGAGTAGATGTCTAGGTCAAAGTCAACATAAAAAGCAGGTCTAAGGTCTTGCTTAGACAAAGTATCCTCAACCAATCCAGCAACAATATCTACTTTAGTAGAAGAACCTTTATCATCAAACACTGATTGCACTGTAGGTTCAATGCCTGCTGCACATTCTTCAGGTGTATTGAACTCTTCAACGTATGACATTACATTGAACTCATCAGGCATCTTGTCAGGGTCCCATGAAGGTTGGAAGATAGGTTCAGCAGTCTCTTTGGGCATACCACTAAACACATCATATCCCCAATACTTTCTAGGATTTAGATTGTGCTTAAGGAGAATCTTTGCAGTCTCCCGCATAGAATCTCCACGAAATACTCCAAACTGATAGACATCCATCTCGGATACACTCTCGTAATCAAATGAGAGGTAATCGTTAAAGATGATGTCAAGGTTTGGATTTCTCCAACTTGGCATAATAAATTATTCTCCAGATCTATCAATTTGTTCATTAATCCATTCGTATGTCTTACGAATACCTTCTTCAAGAGTTTGTTCATAATCCCAACCAAGATTCTCACGAATCAAATCGTTGTTGGAGTTACGTCCACGAACACCAAGAGGTCCATCAATGTGCATCTTTTGAACTTCTTTACCTGCAACTCTAGCAGCAGTATCTACAAGTTGATTGATGGTAACCATTTCTTCTGAACCAATATTCACAGGTCCAAGGAAATTAGAATCCATCAGTCTTCTGGTTGCTTCGATACACTCGTCGATGAAGAGGAAACTTCTTGTTTGTTCTCCGTCTCCCCATACTTCGATAGCACCCCCACCAGACGGAAGATAAGCCACCTTTCTACAAATCGCAGCAGGAGCTTTTTCTCTTCCTCCGTCCCACGTACCTTCGGGTCCAAAGATGTTATGATATCGAGCAACACGTACAGGAATCCCGTGGTTGCGATTGTAAGCCAGATATAGACGTTCACTAAACAACTTTTCCCAACCGTACTCAGAGTCTGGATTTGCGGGATAAGCAGAAGACTCCCTACAATCAGGATTATTGGGATCAAGTTGGTTATGCTCAGGATACATGCAAGCAGAACCAGAGTAGAAAATTTTAGTAGTATTTTTACCGAGTTGTTCATTAAATTTACGTTGCTCTTCAAGAACGTTTAGATTAATACTAACACTATTATGCATAATATCAGCATCGTTTTCACCAGTAAAGACGAAACCAGCACCACCCATGTCAGCAGCAAACTGATAGATTTCATCAAAAGCACTAATGTACCTATAAGGAACGGAATTATAGAAATTTCCACGGTCTCCTTTGTACTGAAGGACACGGCTAACAAAGTCTACATCACGGAGGTCTCCCTGAACAAACTCGTTTGCTTCAGTAGGAGAAAACTCAGGACGTTTAAGGTCCACACCTCGCACCCAATATCCTTCGGAACGAAGACGTTTAACCATGTGACTTCCAATGAATCCACCAGCACCAAGAACCAGTGCCTTCTTTACATATTGACCCATATTAAAATCAAGAAATAAGAATAAACCATAGTATATATCATACTAAAAAAGAGGGTCATTGTAAACCCCCCTTCAGTATTATGCAGGCTCGCCACTTGTTCTTTTAGACGCAAGGAAAAACAAGAAACCTTTGCAGATGTCCGCACCAGCAGGCTTGACCCTTATCCTGCGGGGTATGTTCGATAGCACTTAGCTCCACCACTTGCTCTTATGGAAAAGCAAGAAACCCGAGAGTCCGAAGGGACTACCCCGACCAGGGTGCTTTTTAAGTCATCCCAAGACTATGCTCGATGAGAGGATCGAACTCTCCTTAGGCAAATTATGAGTTTGCTGCATTCACCAGATTGCTAATCGAGCTATTCATTCCAACCATTATAAATCCATCCTGTAAGAATATGCTTCTCACTAGAGTATGGCATACATCCACGATGGACATAATTCCAATTAGATGGAAAAATTAATAATTTCCCCTTCTCTGCTTTTACTTTTCTTCCAACTGCAAACTCAGTTTCACCCCCAATCATTACTGTATTCAAATACCAGAGAAATGTCAATACCCTGCCACCTCTTTCCTTGTCAAATCGATAATCATCATGCCATGTATAAAACCCAGTATTTGGTTCATACTTTTGTAAAATATATCCACTGTCAGTAGGTTCATACCCTTTTCTGAATGGAAATACTACAGGATTAATTTCTTTTAAAGTATCAAGGTACTCTTGAACAGACTCATTTAGTATATTGCAAATAGTATCATCAATTTCTTTCCAATATTCTCCTTCAATTGCAAGATCCCTGGTATTTTTTAAATCAAGATTAACACCTACACCAGTGACACCTCGGTATTTTCTATTCTCTATATCTTCCTCAAACCTTTCAACAAGTGTATCGCAAAATTTTTCTGATAGTGAGTTTTTCTTTTCCCAAATAAATGGGTCAGCATCCTTCTTCATGGTTGGTGTATAGTTTAATAATTTCGTCATCCGCAGGCATCATCACTGCTCTTTCACCTGCTTCATTTTCAATGACATATGAATTTCCATTTACTTCAATATCTTCCATGTAAGCATCAAAATTTTCTTGAAATTGTTCAATAGGGATGACTGGCAATGGACCTGCTTTTGCGACCATATATTTAAAGTAAGTTACTTATATAGTACCATTAGTGACTATGTTTGTCAAAGGGTTCCCAATGCTCCCATCCATACTTATGGATTGCCCATATACCTAAAATAGGAACAAAAACTAGACACCATGCCATGAATCCAAGTGCCCAAGGATTCTCCATAGTGTGTCTAACAAATATTTGAATATTATGTATCATCAGAATGCCTCATCTATGTAACCATTCCAATAAAGATATCTCCAAGTTCTTTTTGGTGGAAAGTAAGTTTCCCACATAGGAACATCTGAATCACAATCCTTTAATGCCTTTAGTGTCATCCAAGGTTCATACATTGCCCACACTGCTTCTCGTTCAATACGAACGACTGTAGGGTCAAAACCATATCGAGAAAATGTCTCTTCAGTGATGTGTTCTGGAATTTTGTTGTGGTCAAAAATACTTTGCAATTCTGAATTATAAATGCCACCTCCCATACAATCCTGTGCAACATGCCACCCCTCATGACGAAGGATTTCAAGGAAGGATAAGTATCCTTCACCTCTATTAATATAACGTTTATTAATATAGATTGAATTTTTGTCTGGGAAGTATACTCCACGATATTCGTCAATGAAGTATTGTGGTTTGGCATTATATACTGATACTCCTACCTTATCAAGTTGACTGATAAGTTGTTTTGCTTCTCCTTCATAATTGTCAGGAGAAAGTTTCTCAATACCTTCTGTACATTTCTGATGTTTCATACACTCAAATGCAGTACGAGTGTAAGAAGTTTCATGTGCTGATGCCAGCATAGGAAACAATAAAGATAAGAGTATTAATATCATTCTCAGAAATGCTTCTCTAAAACGTCGAGACGTTCTTCTTCTTTTGCAATTGCATCAAGTTGGTCTTGAATAGCAGCAAGAACATCAGGATGTTCACCAATACCAACAGGATTATGTAGATATACTTCTACGTTAACCTTTGCTTTTGCAATGTTTCCCTTTGCTTCTGCTTTTAGTGCTTCTATGATTCTGTTTTTCATCTTAATACCTTGTGTGCTGTTCCGTCACCGTCATACTTATCTGTATTATAATAACCTCCTTTTGTACCAAAGTAAAGTGTTATTAGTACAAAAGGAACACAGACATATGTTAAAAAATTACCTAGCATTTTTTGCTCCTGGTGGTCCGAACCTTTTACATTTTGGGCAATCTAAACCATAACTTGGATTAGGAATGTCACTGAAAGGATAAAACTTATCAGCATACTTATTGCACTCCCAACCATTATGACACTTATCACATCCTTTGCCACCACATCGGTAACAAATTACATGAACTTCATCGGACATCGTGCCCACCAAACATTGCTCTCATACCATTTAGAACCTTGGATGCGAAAGCACCCAAATTGCGAGACTCAAAGCGTGCCCAAAGCGCACTACTGATGACAGGAGAGGGTACACCAAGATCCACAGCAGCGTGAACAGTCCAACGACC